GTAACCGTAGGTACTTTTTTAATGATTCTAGCCTTATTTATAGCGGTATTTTGTGGTTACAGTGCTTACGGAAATTTACTGTAACCGCACTGTAACCACTGTAACCGTCCGGGGTTGGTTTCTCAGCACTTTGCAGGGTAATAGCGGTGCAAGGGTTAACCGCGCGGCGTGCAAAAAGTGGACAGGAATCTCCGCGGCGATGCTACAATTAAATTAGTCCAGTTCAACACAGAGAGGATATCCATCATGGAGGACTTTTATGCAGATGATCGCCAGGCGATGCTCCCGCTCGATGAGAGGTTTCGACAAGCGGAGCAGTATTCGCTCGATCTCCAGCCGCCGGCATCAACACGTCCGGCAACGCAAAGCAAAAAGCTCTGCCCGGTCCACGGATCGATAGAGATCCACGACTGCCCGTATTGTCAGACTCGCTATCTCTGAGAGGAGGTGATCCACATCTCGTCTGGAGAGGAACGCCTGGACACACAGGCAATCGATCTCCAGATGTAACTAGAGCCGGTTTCGATCGGCTCTTTATTTCGCGCTACTTATACACAGGTACGATAGTATGATATGATACTGGTAATATATACTTGTGATATGGCTACAGCAGAAAAAGTAAAGCGAAAGCGCCGCACCTACTCTATCGATCCGGACCGAGCCAGTGATCTCGGCCGGTGTCAGATTTCAATAGGTGACGAGCTAGACGCAAACGTAAACCGCCAGGATATCCTCGATGAGTTGGTCCTCTTAATGTCGACTGATAAGTCTGTATATCAAAAAGTGGTGAAAGCGATTAAGAGTCGCTCCTAACGTGTTATCATAATTTTTATGAGTGATATTAAACCAGTCCGACTATCAAACGTCGATTTTTGTGTCGCCGCTATGAGCGACAGTAAGGATGGGCTCGAGCGCTTGCTCCATTCGATCATAGACATTTATCCGACAGCTCGCATTATTGTGGCTGACAATGATCTCCAGTTAGATCGTAAGTATTACAAACAGCTCCGGAAAGATCTCGGAGAGGCCGGCCTCGTTAATCGATTGCAGGTCCACCACATCGCGTACCAGGCTGGTATCGCTGAGTCATTTAACCGACTCCTCTCACTATCACGATCTACGTATCGTCTACTCCTTACTGATGAGGATGTGTTTACTGCTGAGACTGATGTAAAAAGCATGATCCGTACGATCGAGGCTAATAAGACAGTCGGCATCGTGTCAGGAGTGATCGGTGATGAGCGTCCTACTGCTGACGGTAAGCCTGTCGGTGATGAGGATCTCCGCTACTCACTAACAAAGCAAGCGACTCGGTTTATGCTGGTCCAGGGAGATGTGATTAATTTCCTCCGGTTTGATCCAGACCATAAAAATCCGATTGTCGATTTTTGTACTCGAGCAGCTAAGCGACTGCCGTATAAAATCGCTATTTCAGATGCAAGGATTACTAATGAGGTAATAAGTGATGATGACGATGAAAACGAAACGACCGGAGGGGACGATAACGGAGGCGCTGCCGGGACAGATCTACCGAGTGGAGATGATACCGGAAACGATGGACCAGGAGACGACGGAGACACTGGCGAGGATACAGGATCAGAAACAGCCGGGGACGATACTAGCGTACGTAGCGGGCAAGATGAGGAGAGCCAGGATTCAGCTCCTAGTCGGCGATCGGGTGGAAATGGTACTCGATCCCGCCGGCGGCAAAACAACTAACCGGATTGTCTGGCGTAAATAAAAAGTAATGCACACTCTCCGGAGTGTGTTTTACTATTAGTATGATAATATGTAATCATATTAAGTAATAACGGTATATGTATAATCAAAATCAAAAAGGTAACGCGCTACTCGGTGGATTCATCGGTCTCGCGGTACTCGCTTTTATCGGATGGCTCTTTTTCTTTTTCCCGTGGTGGCCTACCATCATCAGTGATAAGGAGGAGGGAGTGGTAACAACACTCGGAGATATTAAGGAGGAGACTACTGGGACCGGTGTGTACTGGCGGTCACTATTCATTACTCGTATCGATCGTATCGATATGCGAGAACGTACGCACACTATCAGCACTGAGACAGTCAGTAAGGAGGGTCTTAAGTTTGGTGTGGACATTACGGTCCGGTATGAGGTAAAGGATGAGGCCGCGATTAACCTAGTCACAAATCTACAGACTCCGCTGCATGAGCTGGTACTGACGTACGCTAATGCGACGATCGATGATGTGGCGACGAGTAAAGATAAAAACGCGATGTACTCTGATGAGGGTCGTGTGGCTATCGTCCAGGCAGTAAAGGATAAGCTAAATACTGAGCTCGGTGCTTATGCACAAATTAACCAGGTAGTATTTGAGGACATCCGGCTCCCTGCTAGTATTACGCAAGCGATCGAAGCGCAACAGGCAGAGCTCGAGAAAGTGAAGCGGACAGAAAATCAGAAAGCGGTCGCTGAGAATGAGGCAGAGATCCGACGTATTGAGGCTCAGGGTATTGCTGACTCTAACCGGATCATCCAGAGCTCTCTTACTCGAGAGTACCTCCAGTACGAAGCGATCCAGAAATTTAATCCAGACGCGGAGAAAATCTATATCCCTAGTGATGCGATGACTCCGGTAATTAGTTATTAATTTTATGGCAGCTCGAAACATCAAAATCATTAAAGACGAGGAGAAACCGGAGACTCCGGAGCTGCTCGCCTCGAGTATCGTCGCGATCGGTAACGCCTTTAAGCAATTAAAAAAGCACGGCCTTACTGATAAAGCGATCGTGACACTCCTCTCAGCTATGGATGGTATGAGTCGAGTGCCTAAATCAGATATCTATCTGGTCCTCGAGAATTTACCAAAACTATCAGGCTACTACGTAAAGCCTCCTAAAAAGTAAAAATCATTATGTTAATCAACCGACAAAAAATCCAAAAGCTACACGCTCTCACTCGAGAGGTGGCGAAGTCTCAGGACGTAGTATCTGAGACAGTGCGGACTGCTCAGGATCGTTATAACCACGTCGAGGAAAAGGTCGAGCGTGATGGCAAGGTCCAGAAAATAAAGCGTAAGCTCCTATGGGACGAAGTGTTTTACCTCGGAGCAAATTGTCAGGCAGCTAAGATCCTTAAGGGATATCATCCGGAAGTGTTCGAGGCGCTCGAGGCGCAAAACAAGGCAGCTGATGAGCTTAAGAAATTTACGATCGCTGAGCTCGATATGGATTACTCTCAGATGCGACTCAGTGACTACGTTAAGCTCACCGAGGCATTATTCGATCTGATGTGGGAGGAACGTAAAGAGGCAGCCGGCGGTAATGTACCGAGTACGTTTCCTAGTGATGGCGGTGGAGGTAATGGTCCGGATGAGCCGGGCGGCGGTGGAGTAGCCGCTCGAGTATAGGTATGTCTGACGAGAAAAAAGTAAACCTCGACGAGCATCATTCAGATCATATGGAGCAGCTAATCCGGAAGCGCCTCGCCACGCTGCTCCCTAAAGAGATGGTATCTAATGGTCAGGTAGCACTCGAGCATGTGCTCCTCGGTATTAACCACACGTCAGCATCTCCGGATGTGATGACGGCAAGTTACACCGGTCAGGATCGTAAACAGGTAATCTGTAATGCTGATTTTATTGAGCTGATTACTTTGTGGCGATGGGGATACGAGCTTAAGAGCCAGGATAATCGCTGCATGGCTCTCTGCTGTAAATTACTCAGGACCGGTATCAGGTAATGCTAAAATGTCTCAGTGTATTGCACACTGAGAGGAGGATACGAGACGAGACAGAGATGTCAGGGCGAGCCGTGCCGGTGATAGCATCAAAGGTACAGGCGAGGGAGGGCAGGACGGCCTTGTGGCTGACTCCCTCTCACTCATAAATGACGTGAGAGTAGCACTCGATCGGTCCGGGATACTTATCCAGTATCTAGTCAGTTAATGAGTAGCGGCCGATGCTCATTAACAGCGTATCCTCCTCTGAGTGTGCAATCGTGTACAATACGATTATATGAGCAGTAAGGCTAAAGGACGACGATCGCTGCCAATGCAGCGGACAGATAATAGAGAATTAGCGCCAGGGTACGAGGAGCGTCATCCTCAGTACTATGCCTATGAGCTAAATGATCCACACTTTCCACCGATGGCTATTCGGTACTCGCATAATGCGTGGTGGATGGAAAAGTATAAACTCGAGAAGCTGATCGATGCGTATAAGATGCACTGTACAGATCTCGAGGCGTGCTACTTTGCTGGTATCACTAAGGCTCAGCTCCGCTACTTTAAAGATCTGCATCCAGAATTTAAAGAGATCCGAGAGCTCTGTAAACAGGAGCTCGGATTTTATGCGCGTCAGAATGTGGCGCGAGATATCAAGTCCGGTAAGTATTCGCTCCGGTCCTGGGAGTATCTCCAGAAAAAGCATAAAGATGAGCTCGGTGATTCTGTCGACGTTACGAGTGGCGGCAAACCGCTCAAAGCTCCGAGTAATGCTGTGGTGTTTATGGACTTTAGTAAACCGGACCAGCGAGAGCCGGAGGTGATCGATGCAGAAAAGATCCACGACGTTAATCCAGATACCGACGATGGAGAAAGTAAATAAGTTATATCAGCCGCTCTTTATACCGCCTCCCGGGGTCCGCTACATTATCAATATGGGCGGTCGTGGTGGTGGACGTTCTCATGCCGCGGCTCAGAAAGCGAAAACAGTTTTAACTGATCCGAGCAAGTATCTCCGCGGCGCGATGATGCGTTATATTTATGGCGATATTAAAAACTCGATCTATCAGGATATTTACGACCGGATCGATGAGGCCGACATGCTGGATGATATCGATCTGCATGGTCAGCCGCTCGGCTTTTCATATAAAAAAAATCGCATTAATGGTATCGGTTTTAAAAAGAGCTCAGGCGATCAAAAGTCTAAGCTCAAATCGCTCGCCGGTTATAACTTTATTCTGATCGAGGAGGCGGACGAGATTGCCGAGACTGACTTTATGCAGCTCGACGACTCGATCCGTACGACTAAGGGTGACATCCTCATCGTGCTTAACTTAAACCCGCCAGAAAAAGATCACTGGATCATCAAACGCTGGTTTAATCTTATCGATACCGAGATCGAGGGATTTTACGAGCCGGTGCTTAAAGAGGAGCACAAACACAATACGATCCACATACATGCTACGTACTACGACAACATCGTTAACATCGATCCGACTACGGCATCTAACTTTGAGGGGTACCGAGAAAGCAAGCCGGAGTATTACTGGAATACGATCCGCGGCTATGTGTCAGAGGGTGCTGTCGGCCGGATTTATAAAAACTGGAAACCGACCACGTATGCAGAATTTAAAGAGCTCCCCTACCCGTCTATCTATGGGCTCGACTTTGGTTTTAGTAACGATCCCGCGGCGCTTGTGGAGATCAAGATGCACAATAATAAAATATGGGTACATCAGCTGCTCTATCAGACCGGCCTACACAATATCGGAGCCGGACCAGATACATTATCCAAACGATTCGAGGACCTGGATCTCTCCGGGCAGGATCTTATTTACGCTGATTCAGCCGAGATTAAATCGATCGAGGAGCTATGCGGTGACGGCTGGTATGTTGAGCCAGCTGTAAAAGGTCCTGGGTCAGTTAATGCGGGGATCGACTTGCTCCAGGGATTCGAGGTGTACTATACCGAGGAGTCAGTCGACATCGCTCGAGAGTCTCGAGAGTATAAGTATCGTCTCGATCGCAACAAAGTGCCGACCGGTAAGCCAGAGGACGGTAACGATCATGCGCTGGATGCGATTCGGTATGCGGTATTTTCTCATCGCCAGTCCACATTTGTCGGATTCGCTGGTAAGTAGGCGTGATATCATATAATCATATGATAGGTAAATGGCTGTGTCGATTCGGACTACATCGATGGGGACATCGACATCGGAGAGGTAATAAATTTTATTGTCAGAGGATCTACTGTCATGTGAGTAGGCCCTGGCGCAAATCAGACAAATAGTATGGGACAGAAAAAACACAAAGCTGAGCGTAAGAAAATTCGTAAAGAGATCAGGGCGCAAGTCGGTGACAGCATGGGGATATTAAGCTCGATAGTGCGGCCACGTCCTCAGTGGATACCTAAAAAAGTATGGGTCTGGTTTTACCTCCCTGTCTTTCCTAAGAAATATCTGCATATCGTTTACAAGTACCTGGACTAGCGTGGTATTATTTTAGGTATGAGTTATCTAGGTGATCTATATAAAAAGGCCAGCGGTTTCATTAACGCTAAAAGTTACATGGGCATCCTGGCCGGTAACTTGCCGTCATCTACTCGCTGGAGTAATAATGATTTTTTAAATTCGCTCGACATCAGTCTCTATACTAATCGGGCAATCGCAAAGCGAGCAGAGAAAGTCGGAGAGATCGAGTGGGTGGTAAAAGACAAAAACAGTGAGCCGATTCTCGGTCACAGTATCCTCGACGTACTCAATTACCCTAACAAGTATTACAGCGGCGCTAAGTTCTGGAGTCTGTATCAGATCTACTATGACGTGCTCGGTGTGTCGTACATCGTTAAGGATGTGGGCTTAAAACGTTTCTCTAGTGGTGTCGAGCCACTCGAGGGTCTCCACTTATTGCGTCCGGATCTCGTGACTCCGATTTTTTCAGCTGATAACAGTCGGATCATTCGATACGAGTACCGTCTTAATGGATCTGTCGTGCCGTATGAGCCGGAGCAGATTATCATGGTGTTTAATCCGGATCCTAAAAATCCACTCCGCGGCTGGTCACTACTTAAAGCTGGTATCCAGGCAATCCAGACCGAGGTGCAGATTTCCGCGTACCATGCTCGAGTGCTCGAGAATGGTGGTAAGGTCGAGGGTGTCTTTAAATTCAAAACGCCACGACTTACTCAGGAGCAACTCCAGCAGCTAAAAGATGGATACGATCAAGATTATGCGGATGCCCGGAAAACAGGTAAGCCGCTTTTCCTCGGTGGTGATGCTGACTATGTAAAGACTGGTCTCTCTCCGGATGAGCTCTCATATCTCGAGGCTAAGAAAATGACACTGGAGGATATCTCGATGATGACGGGGGTACCTAAAGTTATTCTCGGATCAGCTGACGAGATCCAGTACTCTAACTCGGACAGTTTATATCGTATCTTTTTGCGCGAGACTATTCGGCCGCTCCTTTCAAACCTAGCGACAGCACTCGATCGCACGCTGGTACCAGAGGGAGAGACGCTGACGTTTGTCGATCCTACTCCAGAAAACATCGAGGAGAAATCGAAGCTAATCGAGATGGCGATCGATAAGCACATCATCTCTACTAATGAGGGACGTATGATGCTGGCTAAGCTAACCGGTGAGCAGCTCGACGATGTGCCAGGCGGTGAGCATATTCTCATCCCGTTTAACCTCATCCGTCTCGACTCTGATCTCTCTGCTGGTACTGATACCGAGACAGATAAAAAAAAAATTAAGTCATCAGAGATAGCGCATCCACTCCGGGACGCGACGGTCCGTAAGAAATACGGCAAGGCTCAGGATAAGAAAAATGAGCGCAATATGGTCCGCTTTAAAAAGCCACTCGTAACGTATTTCGAGGAGCAGCGGGATCGGATCATCGAGCAACTCAGTCCGGAGAAAAATTACGTATTTCGTAAAAAAGATCTGATCGATAGTGCGATGAACATCGAGCTAGAGGTAAAGCTCGGTAAGGAGGCATTTTTACCGATGCTGACAGAGATCCTTAAAGAGTCCGGGCAGGATGCTATGGAGCTCGCTGGATCGACGTACGCATTTAATCTCACATCCGATATCGTTTCCTGGATGAACACTCGGACCGAGGTATTTTCTCGGACCATTAACGAGACTACGTTCGGTCAGTTAAAAGATGAGTTTACTATTTCACTTGCTGAGGGTGAGTCCCGGGAGCAACTGATTAGACGTATCGAGGATACTTACGATAATAAAATTACTAAGGCTCGAGCTACGACGATCGCTCGGACCGAGGTCCATAATGCAAACCAGAAAGGCACGATCGAGGGATATCGCCAGGGTAATCTGCCGATTAAAATCTGGGTGTCTGTTCTCGATGGTGCGACTCGAAACAATGCCGAGGCGGATCATGTGTCGCTCGATGGTGAGGAGGTCCCGCTCGATAGTCCGTTTAGTAATGGTCTGATGTATCCGGGTGATCCGCGTGGAGGACCGGCGGAAGTTATTAACTGTCGATGTGTCGTTTAATCGATATGGTATTATTTATAATGTTAGTATAATCGTATGGCAAAAGTAAGACTAAAAGTAGGAGAGAAAGCAATCACATCGATGCCGGTATCCGTTAAGGCAATCGATAAGGAAAATTTCCGCCTTACGATGGTGGCCTCCACTCAAGACGTAGACCGTCACGGTGATACCGTCCTACAGGCAGGATGGGATATTAAGCCGTTTGGTAAAAATCCAGTTATCCTAAACTCACATAATTACTACGACGCTACTGAGGTTATCGCTCGAGCAGAAAATACTCGCGTCGAGGGTAAGGGTAAGCGAGCGAAGCTGATCCAGGAGTGGGTATTTGCTGTTAACGAAAATCCAAAAGCTAAAATCATTTTCGATCTGTATGCTGGTGGTTTCCTACACGCCTCATCAGTCGGATTTATCCCGCGCAAGTTTGCAGAAAAGCCAGACGGATCTCGTGACTGGTTTGTAATCGAGCAAGCTGAGCTACTCGAGGTATCAGCTGTATCAGTACCAGCTAATGCTATGGCTCTCGCTAAGAGTAAGGGTATCGCTGTCGATGAGCTCCCGGAGGAAATGATCGACGAGGACGAGATCGAGGACGACGGAGCTGGAGATAAAGATCATTTTGCGGAAGCTGAGGAAATGAACGAGGAGGAGGAAACTGAGGAAACCGGAGAGGATGAGGAGACAGCTGAGGACGAGGAGGTCGAACCAGATCCAGAGGAGCAGGAGCCAGAAGTCGTAACCGATAGTGTTGCTGATCTGCCAGCGTTCCGGCCGACTAAAAGCCAGCTCCAGAAAAAAGCTGCTGTCCGCGTTCTCCACAGTCTTAACGACCGGGAGGAGAAAGCACTCCGAGCGACGTATGATACAATCGGGAAAATGCTGCATGGGGATAAGTATAAAAACTTAGACCGTCGGACCAGACAGAAAGCTCAGCGACGAGATTATAACTCTGACATCCGCAGGCTCCTCAAAGGCAAACGATAGTACACCACAGTATAAAGTGATGATAAGCGTAGAGAGGTAGGGTCGTTAAATCGACCGGCTCCGCAAGGACCATAACAATACCTCTACTTTAGATCAGGGATGGTCGATACCCCGTACGCCGGGCATCTAAAATATCAATTTACTAGGTATTAAGTATCGACTACTTATGAACAAATTTAAGAAATTTGTAAAAACTCTGCTCGAACGCGGTTACGCTACCGAGGCTGAAAAAGAAAAGGCTGCTGGCCTTTTCAAGGCTCTCGATGAGGATGATCGCGATGAAGTGGCGACCGATGCTGAGACCGTTGCGGACCTACCGGAAAGCGCGGAGGAAGCTGAGGAAGCTGCCGAGGAGGACGAGGAGATCGACGACGAGAATGTAGAAAAGGGCATCAAAGCTCTATTCTCTCGCGAGGGTAAGCGCATCGAAAAGTCTCTCGAGACTAAGCTCGATGGGTATATGGCTGATATGAAAGAGGCTATGGCTAGTAAAGCCGGTGTCTATCATCCAGACGTACAGGCGAAGCGTAAGGAGCTTAACAGCACTTTGCGTAAGACTGTATCCGCACTGATCTCTAACGATACTGCTGCTCTTAAGGAAATGACGACCGATGACTCTGGATCGCCGTACGCTGGTTACACAGTGGACAGCGAGCTCAGTGCAGAAATTCGTCATCTCATTACTGAGTACGGTGTCGCTCGTCGTGAGATGGAAAACGTACAGCTTACTAAAGGCTCGTACAAGGTTAATGATCTGGTCACAGACGTTACCGTGTACTGGGTTGAAGAGGGAGCTGTCGTAAATTCTACTCAAGCCGTATTAGGTCAGGAGACTCTAACTCTCAAGAAACTCGGTGCCATCGTAACGATGACATCAGAGCTGCTCGAGGATTCAGAGATCGACCTTATCTCATTTATGGCCAGTCGTGTTGCGGAGGGATTCGCACAGGCTGAGGACGAGGCGTTCTTTAAGGGTGATGGTACGTCTGCATACGGTGACTTTACTGGACTCCTCGAGGCTAGTGATGTTAACGAAGTGATAATGGGATCAGGTGATACTGGTTTCAATGACATGGATGCTGACGACTTGCTCGACATGCAGGACGCTACCCCACAGGGAGCACTTGCTAACGGTAAGTACTACTACCATCGCACTATCAAGAGCATTGTGCGTAAGCTCAAAGCTACTGACGGCACATACATCTACCAGGCTCCGTCTCAAAATGGTCCAGCGACCGTTTGGGGATCTCCGGAGGTATTGGTGGAGGCTATGCCAGCTATCGGTGACTCTGCTGCTGAAACATCTTTCGTACTGTTTGGTGATTTACGTAAGGCGTGTATCTTTGGTTACAAGGGTGCTATTAAAGCTAAGCGATTCGATGCCGGTGAAGTTCGCAACGTCGCGGATGACGCTAACATCAATCTCATCACTACAGATCGAGAGGCTGTACGCTGGACTCAGCGAGTCGGTTACGTGCGTGTTATCCCACAGGCCGTAACTAAGCTCACTACTGCTGCACCTTAATCGATCGGCGACTGAGTACAGTTAACAAGAGGCTCCCTCCGGGGAGCTTTTTGTGTGATATCATACTGATATGGTTTTTCAAGAAAAAGAGCTCGAGACGGGAGGGTATGAGTACAAGGTCCAGGATGTCTTTGGTGAGATGATTTTTACGTCTGATATAAAACTAAGCGGCGACAAGCTCGACGGTATGGTATCCTTATTACTAAGACAGGGACACAATGCGGAAACCGTCCAGGGGGAGGTTAAGCATGATACCGGTACTGTCACTTATAAATTTACTAAGGAGCCTCAATGGGCCGACGTTCCTCCAGAGGAGGAAAAAGAATGGGACGAACCATGCGAAAATACACCTACATCGACAAAAGAAACGGAAAGCGTGTTTACTCAGATAAACCGCTTAATAAGCCGTATCTGGAAAAAGCTACAGAGGTCCGTGGTAGCGTTCCGCAAGGCATGGAAAAATCCGGAGTAACGAAATCCACAGACCGGGATATCGCGCTCGACGGACCAGAGGTTTAAGTGCTAATATATACCTATGGCAACATTTACTTTTTCACTCCAGGGATCGAGCGATACCACAGTAGGCGCGACTGATGTTTTACAGTTTGCGGGTGCAGCTGGTTTCGATTCTAAAATTACTGTAGGAGAATATAACGACAGTACTCACGTTAAATCATCAGGCGGAGCTAATGACTCATCTGGTAACACTCCTAACAATGTTAAATTTATCTCACAGTCAGGCGGTACTGGTGGTGACTCACAAGCTGACTGGGGAGACGGTACCGAGGATCTCGATGCGATCACTGATGCGGAATGTACACTCGAGATTAATTTCTCTGACGCTGCATCTGTTACTACAGAAAGCGCAATCTTTTACGCTTACGATGGATCTACTACTACATCAGCTCCGACCGGTATCACGTTTGTAGCTGCCGAGGGAGGTGATACTAACTGGACCGCTGCCGAGGGATCTGGATCTGCTCTAGCACTTGCGGACCAGTCAGCAGCTACGTCTCATAATTTCTACGTCGCCGTATCTGCATCTCCGGACAGCGTAGGATTAAAAGACTCATTTACACTCCGATGTGAGCTAACGTACTCTTAAAATATGAAACTAACAACAATCGACATTCTAAGACGAGCCAGTGTGCCGGATCCAGCTGACAAGATCGGTAAGGTTAGCGTTTCAGTCGGAGGCGTTCCTACAAACTACCCGGACAAAATGATTAACGTCCAGGAGGCAGACGAGGTAGAGGTTATCGTCGGTACTGAGAAATTTACTGCTAACTTACGAGGACCGCTATCAGATCAAGAGGCTACTCGAGTAGAGGAG